GCGGGTAATGCGGCTAAGAATGTCGCCAAAGGTGGATTCGACTTCTTGGCCTTCATAACCGAAAACTGGTGGATGTCCCTCATCTGCTGTTTAGCGATGGTGTTCATTGGTGTTGCGGCAACCCTATCTTAAAGAATAGTTTAACCTTTTTTAATAATGAAACTCCTCTCCATAGATGTGGGTATTCGTAATCTCGCCATGTGTTTACTCAACGACACCGAAAACCTCATCGAGCAGTGGGACGTCAGTGGCATCCCGCCTCAACACGACGACGGTGTGTACGTGTCCTTGAGAAAACATCTCGATGACCGCCCGTGGACCCTCGACGCGGACGTCATTCTCATAGAAAAACAACCGGACCGAAACAAGAAAATGGTGTCCGTCATGCACTTTCTTCACGCGTATTTCGTCATTAAAAAACCCGAAGCGCAAACCCTGTTGTACGACGCGCGACATAAAATCCCGGACGTGGCCGGTCCGGGAAGGTCTCAGTACTTGAAACGCAAGAAGACGGCCATCGAGCGGTGTCGCGAATTCATTCACACCGGTGAGACCAACGCGCACTGGATTCCTATCTTTGATGCCTCGAAGAAGAAGGACGACCTCGCGGACACCGTCATGCAAGCCTTGTCGTACAGACCCGCGACGACCGTGAGCAGTGCGGCGAAGAAAAAATCATCGAAAATCATTCCAAGAAAGCCCAATGAAAATCAAAAACGCACGAAATATTCAAAGTCAAACTTGGCGTGGCTCTATAAGAATAAACCCGAGTGTGAAGTGCTCGAAAACAACAAACGGTTCATGAAAGATGTGCATCGGTACTTTAGAAATGTTGACGAACTCGTCGATGCAATTGAAAAAAATTAATGTTTCACCCCCAGTGCATCCCGACCGCGTGTACGACGCGCATGATGACCAGCCCACCAGACGTCGTTCAGAGTTTTTCAAAGTTTTTGGATGGTGTGAGTGATGCTTTTTTTAGCACATATTACAAGTCCACTCCTCATGGATTTAGATGGGCCATCTTAGATTTCGAAGCGCACACGATGGACACCCTTGATGTGCGATTTTACACGTACCGGTTATTTGGTGAAGATGCTACACTGCATAATAATTTTGTAAAATGTTTTAATGAAAGACTAAAAAAATTGTAAATACTAACCCCCAGTGCACCCAACCCCATGGACACATGCAATCAATCATGGACCTCGTGAACCACATCGTGCACGAAGACTTTTTCCTCGACGAAGAGGACGTCACGAAGGAAGACCGTCGGCACATCGAACGTTTAATGACGGAGTACGGGGTCGTGGACAAGACGACATTCCCCGACCACATTCTCGAGTTATTTTGTGTGCTCGAGGTCGAGGCCACCTACTTTTACTGTTACCGAAGTCTGGTCCAGAGCATCAAACAGAGTCATCGCGCGAAAATCAACGTCATGCCGCGTGGTGTGGTTGGGTCCGTGTACACGCAAGCCGACCTCGTACAGTGCCTGAATGTAAAAAATATAATAGACCATATTTTGTAAATCCATGTATTTTTTTTGTGAAACATGATCAGAATGTGGCAAGTGTTCATCGTCCTCTATTTCTCCTATCTCATCCTTGGCCCTCACTGGATTGCGAAACTCGTCAGACGCGAACAGTTGGACGTGGTGCAGAGTCCACGACAGTTTCTCGCCAGGTCGGTGTTCATAAGCTACGTCGCGTTGTTGTACACCGCGTGGTTCCTGTACAAGCCCTCGATGTCTTCATTCTTGAATGCGCTCGCGGTGTCCATGGCAGCCACTTTAGCCTATTACAGCCGATGGGGTCCAGAAAAGACCCTCCCCATGCACGCACTGCTGAACATGTTTATTGTCGTGTCTGGTAAAAAGTTTGTCGACGCACAAACATTTATGACATTGGTGTTGGGAATTTTTTACATCATGTTTCAAAATAAAATTTATCCATGAATGGTAACATGCACATCGTCGGTGCCGGACCCACTGGGTTAGCCCTCGCGTGGGAACTCCGACGCGCAGGACGCGACGTCACGGTGTACGAACGTAAGCCATCCGCAGGTGGGTCGTGGTGGGAACCCGACCTCACGAAGAGAGACCTGCACGCCCATCGCGTGCTCTTCGACCGGGCGTGGGTGAACGCGCGCAGTCTTTTCGAAGAGATGGACATCCCATGGACGGACTTGTTCGAGAAACACGGGGACCAAGTGTTCGGGTACATGTTTAAAAGTTTAGCTTTGATGGACTATCTCGTCCTCCTCTCCCTCCCTTTCGTGGCGTCCAAGGAACGCACGGTCAAGGACGTGTTCGAGGGCAAGCTCTCCGAGGGTGGACAACGGTTCATCGAACACCTCCCCCTCGTCATCGATGGGGTGACGTGGGACGTCATGAGTTCCCACGAATTGCTCTCGAGTGTGAATCACGTCGCCCTCTCGGGGCAGTGGACCCAAAAGGTTTCTGGAAAAGTCATGGGCGACCGCATGCAGGAGGCGCTCGAACGCGTGGGTGTGAAGTTCGTGTTCGGCGCCGAACTCACGTCTTTGGAGATGCGCGATGACTCGTACGTGGCCACGTTTTCCAACGGCACGACGTTGTCCAGGGACCCCCTGGTGTTGTGCGTGGACCACAGTCCGGCCAGAAAGTTCGTCAAAGACAACTGGGGTCCTGATGCGCGAGACAAGTTATACAACGCGACTTACGGGTGCATTAACGTCCTTCTCGACTACCCAGAGGGTGCGCCGCGGCTGAAGGATGACCTCGAAGTGGCGGCGACGACGCCTTGGAAACTTCAACCGCGGGTCTTGTCCGATGGGAAGACGGTGGCGTGCGTCATATGCAATCTCACGGAAGAGTTGTTGACCACGGACCCAGAGACGTTAAAGCGAGGGGTCATCGACCAGTTAGGGGTTCCGCCACCACCAGGGGATGTGCGCATCGGGTGGGGTGCCACGTGGTCCAATGGGCGCTGGCACTTTTCCCAATCCTCTGGTGTGCTCACCTATCTCCCATTCTATGGACGATGTTCAAAAGTGGCCCTGTGTGGGATGATGTCCGAACGCGCGACCCCCTACGCCTCCCTCGAAGCCGCGGTGGAAGTGGCTCGGACATTCGCGGGCGTCCGTCGACCGCTCGATGCCTTGCGTCTTTCTCATCTTTTATTTGTTCTCTTTATTCTAGTAGTATGTTTCGTTGCCGCGCGGTAGTGCACCAACCCATGTACGAACACAACGGGAAATGGTACCTGCGCCTGCGCCTCCCTCCCGATGCGAAACGCATCGTCGCCAACATCGAGGAAAGAAATGCATATAAACTCGGGAAAGGTTGTTTTGTGTACGAAGATTTCTTCAACGACACCCTCATCATAAAGGTGCCGTATCGCTACCATAGGGTCATGTGCCCCGTGTCTGGTGCAAAGCCGGTGCAAGAACTCTTCGCAGGAGACGACGTCGACGTCGAGGTGGACTACACCGGCACGTGGACCGCGGGAAATCACACAGGACACTCGTGGAAAATTAAAAATATACATACATATTAATGGTGAATTGGGAAAAGGATTTTCCAAATCTCAACAATAACAATCGCGAAACTCTGAAGCTCAGATTTGAAAAGGCGAGGAGTAAACCACAGCGTAACAGTGTCTTGAAGAACGCGCGCGAACTTGATATAAATAAATCATTGAGAAGAATGGGTGCGAATGCGCAGGGTGTCGTGCGTTTCACGAACAACACGCTTCCTGAAGCGCGCGCAAAGGTGGCGGCCAGTGCGATGCGCAAGAAAGTCGTCAACGTCGTGAGAGCGAAGATGCCCACGCGAGAACAAATGTTAGATTTAGGATGGCGTCTCGGCCAAGACGTGTACGACAACCGTCGAGGTGTGGAGATGTTCGCCGAGCTCATACTTTTATTCTTCACGGTCACTGGGGAGGTGTCGACAAAAATCAACAAAGTTGTCGGCGTCGCGTTGTCGCCGTTGGACGTCACCAAAGAGGGCATCGCTTCGAGATTTGCGCGATTGTATCTGACGAAGTCTAAAAACATCGGTGAAATCGTCAAGGCAAACGCGTGGTTGAACTCGAGTCAAGGGACGTCGATTTTGGCCATAGAGTTTTCCATGCTTCTCACCGTTGGCATCATACTGCGCCTCATCTTCATCGGGAACTCAAAGGCTGCAAAGAAAATATCGCGAATTCTCGACGTGATCGTGTCCACGGCTAAATTACCAGGTTTCACTGGTTCTAAAATGCTTCTCTCCATCGTGTCTTTCATCATAACCTTCCACGCACAAATCTTAGCCGCAAAGGGCATCGACGTGTCCGTCGACAAATACATGGCAGATTGGATAAAACTCCCGATTAAAACAATGTTGCGTTGGACGAAGAACAAGTTTTTAAAACAGGAACTCGTTGCGTTTGTTTTCAGCAAACCGATGCAGCTGTTGTTGGGTGCCATAGCTGACATGCGATACGCGCCTAAATCAGGTGTGGGTAAAGCGACGAGACAAATCAAAGTGTATGTCAATCAAATGCGAGCAAGGGAGCCCACCCTTTCGATAGCACCACCGGGGCGCAACAACCGCACACCCAATGCGAGTCGAAACAATGGCGAACAAGTGGCTGAAAGTCCCGGTCGCCCCGCTCGGCGCACGGCCACCGTGACGGGGGAGGGTGTCAGCCCCATGCGAATCAGAGCCCGTGGAAACAATAATCGCACCTACAGTTTCAGCCAGAGTATGTGGAATTCCATGAATAGAAACGAGATGCCGTCGACGTCGAGAGACCCGGCCGTCAGACTCACTTATAACAATCAGGTGCGATACGCGCGACGTTCGGAGCTTTAATTAAAAATTACCCACACATACTTTACTATGTAGAATGCTGACTCGTAGTGGCTACATAGTTAAAGAAGATGGACAAACCCTCGCGGAAATAAAAAAAGAGTTGACGGTAAGACCCGAAGTCAATGGAGACTTTGGATTCCCTCCACCGCCTTTTAGAGTTTATCGCAAGGCTAAGAATGGAGTGTGCGTTCCAAGATTCTACGGAGTTGATAAACTGGGCGAGCCTGCAGAGGACCGTCGACCAGAACCCGTTCGAACGCGCGTCAAGTTCCACGGTCAACTACGCGACGCCACGCACCAAAACGAAGCACTTGCCGCGGCTATTCGTGCAGGTCACGGAGTTCTTTCGCTCCCGTGTGGCTATGGAAAGACCACGGTGGCCCTGGCCATAGCGTGTAAACTCGGCTTTCGTACGATGATCGTGGTGCATAAACAGTTCCTCGCGGACCAGTGGCGTGAACGCATCCAGCAGTTCTGTCCCGGGGCGACCATAGGCATCGTGCAACAGAACAAGAAGGAGACCGACGCGGACTTCGTCATCGCCATGCTCCAGTCGTTGTCCCTGAAGGAGTACGATTACACCGACTTTGACACCATAGGCACACTCATCGTGGACGAGGCCCATCACATCTGTGCCAAGGTGTTTTCACAGAGTCTGTTTCGCATGTGCCCTCGGCACGTGTTCGGTTTGTCCGCCACACCACAAAGGAAAGATGGTCTCACGAAAGTGTTGCACTGGTTCATGGGTCCCACGTTTTTCGCAGTGGAACGGAAGAATCAGGCCCAGGTGGAGGTGTTCCCCATCAAGTACGAACACGACCTCTTTAGAAATCCGCCACCGTGCACGCGGTTCGGTAAAATCTCACTCGTGAACATGATTACCGAACTCGTGGAATCTCGGCACAGAAACACGATGCTCGTGGAACTCATCAAGAGGGCGTCCGCGGGCACGAGACAACTTCTCGTCCTCTCGGACCGTAGGCAACACTGCGAGATGCTCCATCAGTGTTTCCTGAAGACCTCGGGGTTGTACATGGGTGGAATGAAAGAGAAGGACCTCCAGGAATCGTCGACGAAGAAAATCATCTTCGCCACCTTTTCTCAAGCCCACGAGGGCCTGGACATCCCCACCCTGGACACCGTCATCTTAGCCACACCAAAGTCCGACATCCAACAGAGCATTGGACGTGTCATGCGAGAGACCAAGGGAAAGAAGAACAATCCACACATCTACGACATCAACGACCAGTGGAGCATGTTGCCGGCGATGTGGTACAAACGCCTCAAAGTGTACAAAGCCGGGGGGTTTAAGATTCACGGTAAACCCGACGACCAAGAGCGCCCAGAATTGCCACAAGGAAAATGTTTATTTATAGTATAAAATGTCCGGTCCACTGGTCACGTTGGTGAGCAAAGGCGCTCAGGACGTTTACATCACGAACGATGAGAGTGATGTTTCGCATTTCAAGATGAAATACACCAGGCACACAAACTTCGCACAAGCGCCGAGGCACATCGCGACCGTGGACGACACGAACACGTGGAGTTTCAAGATTCCCTCTGACGGTGACCTCATCAACGCCCTATGGGTGGAGGGGTATAAATCATCCAACGTGTTCGAAGGCTCGACCATTTCTCTGTACATCGGTGGCACGAAGGTTGACAGTCATCCGTTTGAATACATCTCGGACATATGGACGGTGTACCTCGCCGACACGTACACAAAATGTACTCAGATTAATAACAAAATTTCAGATACCGATACGAATTTCATCCCCTTTCACTTCTTTTTCTGCGACCACGGCGCGTTCTTACCCCTGTGCGCCCTCACCTATCACGAGGTGGAGGTGCGCATTCAGTTCGCACCCGGGGCGTTCACGTCCATGGCGCGCACGGAAGAAGAGAAGCGCATGAAAATATACGCCAACTACGTGTATCTGGACACGAGGGAGAGGGAGGCCATGGTGAACAGGCAGATGGACTTGCTCATCACGCAGGTGCAGTGGTTCAACTATTCGATGGAAACCGTCCTCGATAACCGCACAGACGTCGTCGGTGGGTACAACAACATCGACATAAGCGCATTCAGACATCCCGTGAAATCTTTGTTTTGGGGATTCAAAGCGAACAGCACGGCGAGCGATGCGGACCAGACAGACCGTTTCACGTTCAGAAACGCCGACATTCAGTTCAACGGTCAGGCCCTGTTGGAGGAGATGAGTCCGACGTATTTCCACACGGTTCAAAATTATTACAAGTCGCACTACGGCGTGCCTACGTTTGAAAACGAAAACGAATGCCCGTTCTACACACGATTCTTCGCGTATCACTTCGGCTTGAACGCGTCGGAGTACTTCCCCAACGGCACCACGAACTTCTCGCGCATGGACTCAGCAAAACTCATCCTACGAGGCACGGAGAAGGGGTCGGATCGTCCACCGGACCAGGACCTCATGGTCCTCGCCCTGTCCTATCAGGTGCTTCGAATTAAGAATGGATTGGGTGGAATTTTATTCGGAAGTTAAAGTAGAATATGGTCTTCTTAGGGAGTCGAGGTAAATTTGACCAAATCACCCTAGTTCGGCTTGACCCTCAGGCTCCGACGGAGGACAGTAGGGGGTTGACCGAACCGAACATCTTCACCGGGGATTTGGAAGCGTCGAACGTATTCACGAGTAATGTCGGTATTTCGAACCTCTACCCACACCATAACTTTGCCGTGGGCTCCAACGCGTGGATAAACGACGAGGGTGTGGTCACCATGGCTGTGAAGAAGCGCGCGTTGTTCGAACAGGCCAGAGTGTCCACACAGATGTCCGTCAACGCCGACACACCGACACACATCTTTCAGGTCAACGACACCAATCGGGTGTTCGTGGACAACTTAGGGGACGACCTGTTCAACGTCGAAGGGAACGTCGCGTGCGAGAACTTGCGCGTGACTCAGGGCGTGCAGATGACGGGGGACATCATCACGTCTGGAAACGTCACGGCGTCGAGGATTATTTTCGATCAAGGTTTGGAGTTCGGTTCAAACATCGTCATCGACGACGTCGGTAACCCGGTGTTGGGCATCACGGGGAACGTCGACGTCACCGACGGGGACCTCACCGTGTACGGGAACGTGCGGGTGTTCGGGAACGTCGAGATTCGAGACGTGTCCACGTACTCGCAACAGATTAACTTAGAATTGTCCAAC